CCAAGGAATCCGAAAATGTCCCCGCACCCGTTGCCGATCCCGCTGTCGCTCCCGCCGCACCCGTCGTGGATGCCGCCGTCGTATCGGCAGGCAGTCCTGTCATTGATGAATCTGCTGTCACAACCGAACCCGCTCCCGCACCCGCACCTGCCGCCGACGCTACTCCTCCAGCCGTCGACGTAGCAGCCGAACTGGCCGCGGCGCGCGCACGCATCGCCGAACTTGAGAAAGCCCCTCCGACCGCCGCCGACCCCACGCCGGCCCCTACGGCCGAAGCAGCGCCGACGGAGCCAGAGATCGAGTGGTACAAGCCCACTGAAGCGGAAGCGACGGCGCTGAAGTCGTACAAAGAGCAGTGGCCCGAGGTGTTCGCCGGTGAAGAAATGCGCTCGAAGGTGCAGCTCTACAACGCTATGCAGTACGTATTCTCCGAGGTGGCGAAGACATACGGCCCCGTGCTCGCGCGTCTGAATCAGGTTGCCGACGCGACCACTGATTTCATGTCGCTGACAGATCTGCGCCGCGACCACAACGACTACGACGCCGTGCTCGACAAGGTCGAGACATGGGTCGGCACGCTGCCCGAGTACGCGAAGCTCGGCGCGCAAGAGATCATGAAGTCGGGCACTCCTGAGCAAGTCTCGGGGCTGATCGCCGACTACAAGAAAACGCATCCGACGGTGGCTACTGTCACGCCGGCCGCGCCCGCAGCACCTAAAGCAGTGACCGAGTTGTCACCTGCAGCCAAAAAAGCGGCGAGCAAGCTGACCGTGGTCGATTCCAAACGAACCTCCCAAGCCCAAGCAGCGGATCCCAACGACTTCGATGCAGCATGGAAAGAAGCCTCCGCCAGCTAGGCGTAACCACCCCAAGGAATTGTCATGGCCCAAATCGTCCAATACGGTGACATCTCGCCCCGCACTGCGGCGTACGTCGTCAAAGAACTCCTGAAGCGCGCAATGCCCTACATGGTCATCGAGCGTTTTGGCCAAAGCTACCCCATCCCGCTGAACAGCACGCGCAACGCCAAGTTCCGCCGCTACTTCCTGACCGGTGCCACCGGTTCGGCTGGTGACGGCAACGCAGCGAATGCGTTCTTCACCCCGCTGTCGCTCACTCCGCTGATCGAAGGCGTGACGCCGGCCGGTCTGAAACTGGACTTCAAGGACTACACAGTCCAGCTGAACCAGTATGGCGACTTCATCCAGATCACTGACGTGGTCGAGGATACGCACGAAGACCCGATTTTGTCGGAAGCGACGCAGATTCTGTCGGAGTCGGCAGCGCAGACGTTCGAAGCGGTTCGCTACAACGTGCTGAAGGCGGGAACGAACGTGTTCTACGCCAACGGCGTGGGCGGCCGCTCTTCGGTCGTAGCGCCTCCGGTACTGGCCGACCAGCGCAAGGTGACTACGGCGCTCGTGCGCCAGAACGCCAAGCCGCTGACCACGATCCTGTCGTCCAACACGAACTTCCGTACGGAGCCGATCGAGTCGGCGTTCGTGTGTCTTGCGCACCCGGACAACGAGTCGGACATCCGCAACATGACGGGCTTCGTGCCGACCAAGCAGTACGGCACGGTCACCCCGTGGGAAAACGAAATCGGGGCAGTGGAGCGCGTGCGCTACTTGATCTCGACGGTATTTGCGCCGTTCCCGGATGCCGGCGGAGCCAAGGGTCTGATGCGTTCCACCACCGGCGTCAGTGCCGACGTGTATCCGCTGCTGTACATCGCGCGGGATGCGTTCGGAATTGTGCCGCTGCGCGGACGTGACTCGCTCACGCCGATGGTCGTCAATCCGAAGCCGGCTGCGGGTGACCCCCTTGGCCAGCGCGGATCGGTGGGCTGGAAAGCGTGGCAGGCTGCAGTGATTCTGCAGGATGCGTTTATCGCCCGACTGGAAGTCGCAGCCACGGCGTAATCGTAAAAGGTGGGGGACTTCGGTCCCCTCCTCAACTCCTGAAGGAAGCGCTATGCCTATCATCACTACAAACGATATCAACGCGTCGAACATCGACAACACGGAGAAAACTCTGTGGATCCAGTCGTTGTCCGCAGTCGACAACATCACGGCTACTTCCGGTGGCGGTCAAGCAGGCGCGTACCAGATCGCCAATATGACTACGCGCGTGACGACGGTCGCTGTTGCGGCGGACTCGGTCAAGCTCCCACCGGCTGTTCCCGGTCTGATGCTGATGGTCATTAACGCGGCTGCGGCCAACTCGATGAACGTGTTTCCGTCCACGGGGCAGTCGATCAACGCACTGGCAGCCAATGCGGCGTTTGCGATGGCAGCGAACAAGATTTCGTTGTTCATCGCCTCGAGCGCGACGCAGTGGCACTCGATTCTCTCCGCGTAACCGCCTAACTCTACTCTCGACAAGGAAATACCATGGCTCTTACCACCAACACGAAATCGGAAGTTAACAGCATCGTCAACGTGGCCGTTGGCCAAGTTGTCACGGATGCGGGCGCGGCGGCGGTGACGTCGTTCTACACCGGCTTCAAGCCGCGCTACGTCAAGTTCGTCAACATCACCGACCGGATTACGGACGAGTGGTTCGAAGGCATGGCCGTTGCGGAGTCGCTGCACACGATCGCCGCGGGCACCATGACCGACGAACTGGTTAACGGCATCACGGTATTCGGTGGGGGCACGGCAGGTGGCACGGCAGTGACGCAGGTTACCGACCCGGGTCTCGCGCCCACCGGCAACTTCGCGCCGTCGGGCGGCATCGTTGGCAACGGATTCTCGGTCAAGGCCGCCACGATTCTCGCCAGCAAATCATTTTATTGGATTGCCAAGGGCTGATCGTTAACTCCCCCGGCTGGTATAGCGGGGGCGTTCGCCACAAGGAACGATATGCGCACTGGCTGCATTGCTGAAATTCGTGTCATCGAAAACGGCTTTGTAGTCACGGCAGTCGATCCCGACATCAAGGAAAAGAACAAGGGTCCGGCAATGCCGTATGAAGATCCCGAAATTGAGTACAGCTTCCCCACGTTCGAGGCCGTCGTGAAGTGGCTTAAAGCTCACGCCGACGTTCTCGTGCCCCCGCCGGACAGCGAAGAAGAGTACGCGTCCGCTTTTGACAGCGCCACCGCAACGGAGAAAAAATGAGCAACGCAGCTTTCGGCAGCAACATCGAAGACGTCCAAGGTCTCCCGAACATGGAGCCGGCGGTCGTGCGCGACGCGCCGAAACGTGAACCGGCCAAGGCTGCGCCGAAGCCGGCGCGCGTGCGCATCATCCTCGAAGAGAACGACAACATCCCCCCGACCGGGCAGTTTTTTCAGGTTAATGGTCGGCCGTACATGCTTAAGCCCGGCATGGAAGCGGACGTGTTGCCGGAACTCATCGAGGTGCTCAACAACGCTATCATGTCGGTGCCCATCATCAACGACGAGACCAAGCAGGTTTCTGGCTTTCGTGATCGCCTGCGCTTTCCGTACCGGGTTATCCGGCACATTCCCGCCGAGGCGTAATGCAACTCAGCGAAGGTCTCGACGAGCTACGCGTTGGGATCCTTCGCGACTCCAGCACGCTCAAGAGTGGCCCCCCTGATGCGTATTGGACTGACGCTCGCCTCGTCCGATACATCGACGATGCCCACAAACGCTTCGCACGACTGTCGCTCTGCATCCACGACGACGTTACTCCCGAAGTGGTGCAAGTGCCGCTCGCTAGCGCCATCGACACGTATACGCTGCACCCCTCCGTTCTCTACGTAATAACGGCGCGGCACCAAGACGACACGGTAGATCTTCGACGCATTACGCACAACGCGCGTGCGAACACCACCAACCCGTACACGGAGTTGACGTTCGACTTCGCGATGATCAATAACGCCGGCAAGCCGACGCAGTTCAGTACGGACGAAGGGCTGGACCCGACGATCAGCCACGCGATTCGAATGGTCGTGGCCGGAGTGCCCGACACCACGCAGGATGGCAAGATCGTCTACTTGCGCACCATCCGCAAGCCGCTGGTATCGCTGTCCCTTGACGCCACCGATACCGAGTTCGAGATTCCCGAGGAATACCACTTGGATATGCTCGAGTGGGCGGCGTATCGCGCGCTGCGCAACTGGGATGTTGACGGCGAAGACCGGCAGAAGTCGGTGCAGCACAAGGACCGATTCAATGAGGCAGTGGCTGAGTGCAGAAAAGACGTGCGTCGTAAGTTGTGGGCACCGCTGTCGTGGGGCTTTGGGCAGGCGGGATTCAGCTACATAAAGAACAACTAGGCGGCGACCATGGCTGATGAAAACTATCCGATCTTCGGTGCAATGAATCCGGTCCCGCCGACGGCTGCGCAAGATGCTGCCAAACAGTACGCCGCGTCGCAGCCGCGTTCGAACATCACGCCGGTAACGCCGATCGGTCAGTCGACGCGCGGCGTCGCACAACCCACGTCTTCGGTCATGGATCCGGACGCGATCCCCTCCGGCTCGGGTGGGTGGGAAGGCGTACCGCGCGGCTTTGTTGGCGCAGCCAGCGCGCTTGGCGCAGCTATGGGTGGCCGTGGCTTACCCGATGAGCCTGTCGTGCGCACACGCACCTCCAACGGACTCCCGCCCGATATGAACGTCGGGCCACCGGACCGTCAGGCAGCGCAAGAGCAGATGGAACGCGCTGCGTGGAATGCGCACGTCGATGCGATCAAGAAGTCGCCGCAGGGATATGCGCTGTCAGGAGCAGGTATTCCTGATGCGTTGCTGGCCGCTCCTACTCCGGGCGATTGGACCAAGCAGGGAGGACTCACAGCCATGGCCGGTAAAGGGCTACGGGCGGGGCAGTACCGCGAGTTGAACGTTGCGCAAACGGATGGCAGTCGCATCTTCGGCTCCGCGGTTGGTGGCGGTGCTAGCGGTGCCCCTGACTCTCGTCTGCCGGTGGGTACACAGAAGGGCGGCCTGAATAACTTCGTGGGCGTAGGTGGATCTGGTCCCGGCGGCGCGGGCGTGGGTGGTGCGGGTGGCTCGGGCGGAGGCACAAACGGGGCGCTGTCGTCTGCAATGGCGCAACTGAACGCACTCAATTCAGGACCGATGAACACTCGCGAAAAGCGCGAGATGCGCCAAGGGCTGATGTCGCTCATCATCGGACTGATGGGTGCGCAGCACAACCAAGGCCTGCTGGACTTGGAGACTCAGAAGGCGATCCCGGGGATCCAGATGGACAATCAGGTCGCAGGCCAGCTCGGCCCGAATCCGGAACGTGCGGCACAGCTCGCCGCCGCACGACATGGTCAAGGCGCATCCCACTACATACCAACTCCGACAGGAGCCTTTATTGCCCCCGCGTTCGGAGGTGTC